CCAACTTCTGTCAACATTACTGTTTCTGGTTACGACTACTACGGTCAAGCCATGAGCGAGGTAATTGCAACAGGAACAGTGGCGTCAACAACTGTTAATGGTAAAAAAGCCTTTTACCAAATTTCCAGTGTTGTTTCTTCTGGCGCAAGCGTGGTAACCGTTGCAGTAGGTACAACCGACATCTTAGGTGCGCCACTGCGCATCACTGATGCTGGGTACGTTACTCGTGCAGGCTGGAACAACACCCTAGCCGAAGATGCTGGTACTTTTGTTGCCGCCGCTACCGCCACAGCAACCACCACAACTGGTGATGTCAGGGGTACTTACTTACCCTCATCCGCTTGCGACGGTATCAAACGTCTTGTGATGGGAATAGCCCTGCCAGCAATTGCGGCAGGCCCGAATGCAACCCGTATTGGCGCTTTTGGCGTCACACAAGCATAAGGAGAGCGACATGGGTCAATTCAAACCAATGGTCAAGATGGAGACCACTGAGCCTTCAGTCATACTGAAACTCAAAAAAGGTGGTCATGTAAACATGAAAAAGGGCGGTAAAGCCGAGGCTGGTCACAAGAAGATGGCAATGGGTGGTGGCGCAATGGAAGCATTGGCAGGCACTCCAGCCCTTGTTGGCCGTCCTGCGGTGAATGCCCCTGTTCGCGCCCCCGGCAAACCCTCTATGGCCTCACGCCGCAAGGCAATGATGGCAAAGCCAGCCATGCCTATGGGCAACCCTGCTATGCCTGCACCAATGAAAAAAGGTGGCAAGGCTGAAGGCGGCAAGATGGACACGGCGCAAGACAAGGCCATGATCAAGAAGGCTTTCAAGCAACATGACTCGCAAGAGCATAAGGGCGGCAAGGGCACTGACTTGAAACTGAAAAAAGGCGGCATGAAAAAGGCTACTGGCGGTGTTGCTCTTGGCAACGGCGGCGGCTACAAGACTGGCGGCGTAACGGACGGCCAAGGCGGATACAAAACTGGTGGAGTTGCTTTAGGCAACGGCGGTGGCTTTAAACATGGGGGTAAATCCTCAAAAAAAGCCTACGCGACGGGGGGAACTGTTGATTCAGGCAAACCCGTCGCGATGCCCCAAGGCGCTAAAAAGCCATCGACACCTGTAAGCATCAATCAATTGTCTGGCACTTTCAAAAAAGGTGGCTCCGTCACCCCTGCTGAAGGTCGCTTGCGTGCTAACAATCGAGCGGAAAACTCTACGGCCATGAAACAGGCCAAGGCGCAATCCAACGATGTGTATAGCAAGTATCAGAGGATGCAGAAAGGTGGCTCTCCAACTCCAAGTGAGTCTTTCTTTGACAAAAACAAAGTAGACCCAAAATCTGTGAGCGACAAAGCAAGTCGTGAGTTGGAAGATGCTATGAACCCTTTGGGCATGGTCAAAGAACTTTACGGCAAAGCGCGTGATGCGTTTCGCGGTCAGGGTTCTATGAGTGCCGCTGAAAGCAATGCCATGCAACGCATGATGGAAGACGGAAAGCGAAGCGGAACCAATACGATGGATACGCAGAAATTGCGTGATGCCATGATGAAAAGTGGTCGAAGCCAACGCGACATGGACTCTCTTATGGGTGGGCAAGGCGCTATCACAGAAACCGAAAGGTCTGTAACGCTGTCACCAGCGGGTAAAAAGCGCGGCGGTCGCGCCTGTTGAAAACGAGTGGGGGCTTCGGCCCCCGCTTCTAATTGGAGAGAACTGAATGACTATTACGGCTACATCCCAAACATTGTTTGATGGCGAACGAGTCGCCATTATGAAGTTTTACGCATCAATGAGTACAACTGAAAATGAGTCTGCTGTTGCAAAAGTTACGCCTTCGGCGCTTGCTCCTTCGGCGGCTGGTGGTGCTTGTGATGCTGTGACCATTTTGAAATGCACGGCAATGACGCACGGCTTGGAAGTTCAAATGAATTGGAAAGCAAGCACGCCCGTGGTCATTGAAATAATCCCGCCAAATACAAATTACACGCAAGACTACTCAAGTTTTGGTGGTTTGTGGAACAACGCAGGCACAGGTAAAGATGGTGTGATTACTTTTACGACTCTTGACGGTAGTGCTGGAGATGCGTACACAGTCATTCTTGAGATGCAAAAACACTACGTCAATCCTCTAGGTTAATCATGCCAAGCAAATCACCCGCTCAACACAATTTAATGGCGGCGGTCGCACATAACCCTGCGTTTGCTAAAAAAGTTGGTATTTCTCAAAAAGTCGGTAAAGAATTTTCTAAGGCTGATGAGGCAAAAAAAATGAAAGGCGGTGGTTTGTATGACAACATCAATGCAAAACGTCAAAGAATCTCTGAAGGTTCTGGCGAAAAGATGCGCCGAGTGGGTAGCAAAGGTGCGCCAACGGCTAACGACTTTAAGCAGTCAGCAAAAACCGCCAAAGTGAAATGAGCCAAAAAAAAGTTAATTTAGCAGTTGGTCGCGGTGAAAAGTTGCCCGTTGAAAAAGGTGCTGGATTAACGGCCAAAGGTAGGGCAAAATACAACCGTGAAACTGGGAGCAATTTAAAGGCTCCACAGCCCAAAGGTGGCGCTCGAAAGGACTCCTTTTGCGCCCGCATGAGCGGTGTTGTAGAACATTCAAAGGGGGACGCTCCACGCGCCAAAGCATCGCTGAAGCGGTGGGACTGCCCCGGTTGGTAAGGAACGAGCATGGCATTTTCTGGAACCGTTGGTCAAACCGTCATCAATGTCCAAACATTGATTGATCACGGCGCTCGACGCTGTGGAAAACTTGCCGAAGAGTTGACCTCCGAGCAAGTTCTTTCTTCGCGCCAATCGCTTTACTTCCTCTTGTCTGATCTAGGCAATCGAGGCATTCAATTTTGGACAATGACCAAGAAAGTTATTGGCCTGACCCCTGACAGTTACATCTATGACCTTCCCAAGGGCACAATTGACCTTTGGAACGTCCTGTACCGCACGATGGCCCGTCCAAGCGGGGCATATACCTCTTCTGCTGGCGGAACCGTTGCAAACGCGTATGACGGCGATGTAGACACCATTTGCACGCAGACCTCCGCCAATGGCAACATTGCAGTCAATTATGGTGCTTCAAACCCTGTTTACATTGGCTCAATTGGGTTGTTGCCCGCATCTAGCGGTACTTGGTCAATCATTTATGAATACTCAATTGATGGCACGACATGGAAGACTTTGGTTGACCTTGGCTCTGTGACGGTTGTGAACAACGAATGGATTTGGACTGACATTGAAGCGGGTCAGACTGTCCCCTACTATCGTTGCCGCGTCTACAACGGCACGACGCTTTCTGTTCGTGAGTTGTATTTTGGAAACAATTCCCTTGAGGTGCAAATGTCCTCGCTCAACCGCGATGACTACACCAACCTGCCAAACAAGAATTTCACGGCCAACCAGCCGTACCAGTATTGGTACAACCGTCAGATTCCAAATCCACAAATCTACATATGGCCTGTGCCATCAACTGCTTTTGTGCAGATGACTTGTTGGTACTCGCGCCAGATTGAGGATGTGGGCGCTTTGACTGACGAGTTGGAAATCCCACAGCGTTGGTACGAGGCTGTACAAATGATGCTGGCTCACAAGATGAGCCTCGAACTGCCGCAAGTTGCGATGGATCGCATCAACTATTTAGAAAAAATGGCCGAGAAGCACCTCTACAACGCAGAACAAGAAGAGCGTGACCGCTCTCCAATTTACTGGGCACCGAACATCTCGGTGTACACAGCGTAATGCCAATATTTCTTGACACAACAGGACTGACTTCGATTGCCATCGGTGTATGCGACCGATGCAAGATGAAGCGTGCCTTTGTGACTTTGGGGCCAGACCCCAACTTCCCCGGCCTGCGGGTGTGCGACCAAGGGTGTAGGGATCAATTTGACCCCTATCGCCTTGCCGCCCGCAAAACCGAACGTATCAACCTGCGGTTTCCGCGTCCTGATGTGCCTATCGGTGCTGGCGATAATTATTTGTTGACTGGCGGAACAAGCCAGTACCAAATTTCAACGCAAGGCAACACTCAAACGCCAACACAAACGGGCAACGAAGACACGATTGCGCCGAATCCGCCCGACAATACGAGTACATAAATGTCTGCACAAGTCACCATACTCCAACTCCCAGCCGCAGGTGCCATTACAGGCACCGAGGCGGTTCCTATTGTCCAAAATGGGGTGACAGTTCAGACTACGACGGCGGCAATCTCTGCGTCGCCGTCGCAGGTATATACATACCTGACGGTTAATCAAACGCCTCAACTGGCAAACAGTCGGTATGTAGGTGCAACCAATGGTTTGGTGACCACTGACGGCGGGGCGCAAGGACTTTTCAATATCAGCACCACAGGCGCTTTATTGTCTTTGGTGAACTCTGGCACTGGGATACAGGTTAAAACGTCTTCTACGGCCATTACAGGCCGTTCTGTAGCCTCTTCTGGGGCTGGATTGTCAGTTACAGACGGTTCTGGAGTTTCTGGCAACCCAACGGTGGCTTTGAGCGGCTTACCCGCCGCGCTTGCAAACTTGAGTGGCTCTGGAATGCTGGCTTTGGTAGGAAGCACAAGTCTTAGCCCTCGCACAATTACTGGCACAACCAACCAGATCACACTCGTAAATGGTGATGGTCAGTCTGGCAACCCAACAATTTCAATTGCTGACAACGCCGTGATGCCGGGCACGGGGGCGATGGCCGTGCCAACTGGGACGACTGGACAACAGCCTGTCGGCTTTGGTGGTCAGATACGCTACAACACCACTACGGCTCGTTTTGAAGGCTTCCAGAGTGGTAACTGGTACAACATTGGTGTTGGTGACGGCACTGTCACTTCTGTAAGCGGAACATCAAACCAAATTACGGTTGCCAACTCATCGACAACGCCTCAAATTGCAATTGCTAACAATCCCCAGTTGCCCGGCCAATCGAACGTGTTGGTTCCCGCTGGTAC